CAAGGTCCGCATAATAATTTGGGGAAAGTGGTGAGATCAAACGGGCGAAACAAGCTTCCTTTCTAGAAGGCGTAACGTAGATACGCACTTTCCCCGCTACAGTTTTTATATAGGATGAATATGACACTAAACACACCGAAAACATTTGCTTTGAAAATAGAAAATATTGTCAATGATAAAAATATAACCCACATGGACGCCGTCTTGTGGTATTGTCAAAAAGAAGAAATAGAACTCGAAGCAGTTGGTTCTCTCGTTTCTAAAGGACTTAAAGAAAAAATTGAAGCTAATGCTAGAGAACTGAACTTTTTACCAAAACAAGCGCAACTACCAATATAAGGAGATATATATTATGTTTATATTCGCACTGATTATACCAATATTCTTTGGTGTATTTTATCTTGATAACGAAGAATTTTTTGATACTGCCTCTGAGCAGCTTGAAGATGGATACACTTGGAATTATGTGGGCCCCACGGACGCCAATCCAGAACTTCCCTCATTAACATTACAAGTTGAACCAGATCATCCATTTGTTATATTTAAACTAAAAAAAGACAAATGAAAACCCCATACACTGGTATATAATGTATGAATTGAAAGTTCCTAGTGGAACATATAAAGCAGATAACTTGTTCTGGTTATTGATCGCAGTATTTAGACACAGATTTCAACATTTAATCAAAAACGGAAAATTTATGGATTAATGGAACCCATTGACGTATACTTAATGTATTGTGCAATGAAAGCACATTTTAGTAAAAACAATTACGACTTTCACAAATACGGCGGTAAAACCAAAGTGTCCAGAGATTCCTTCTGGAAAAGAAATGACAAATATTTTTTTGTGAAGCTTGCAAAAAAACATGATGACCGTGATTCCATACAAGATTATCTTGTTTCAAATTTTATAAGAGATCGTAGAGGGTATATTGCAAATTTTAATGATGAAAATTATAGGGTATGGAAAGATAGAAAAACAGACTTCTATAATATTTTCTTCGATGAACTTAGACCCCTTGTGAAAGACTTTGAGCCCTTATTTCAAACCAAAAATAACAACCACCCAAAACTTTTAAAGGAATTTCTTGGTGATCGTGTTTCACTAGAGACACTAATCATACTTGATGACCTTGTAGATTTTAGTAAAGGGTGGGATAGAGAATTGAAGGAAGATATAGTGTGGCCTGATCTAAAAAAATTGATGAAAAATTACAAAGGGTTCTTGACAATTGATAAGAATAGGTATAGAATAAGACTATTGGAACTTATAGAGGAATTTAAATAATGACCACCGATATTACTGTACATCTAGACAATGATCCTTCCGTCCGTGAAGAAGGGTTTTTTGAAGCTAAGGCTTTTGAATTAAATGTACGGATTGCAGTTCTTGAATATGATAATGCTGAATTAGTTAAATCTAATAAGGAATTAAAAGAACGAGTTGAAAAACTTGCGTCCAGACAACCACAATGGCCAAAAGGATACCGGCCTCATAAAAATAATCGTTTTCATAAAGCACCTCATAATAAAAAGTTTTAAATAATGACAGATAATAACTATGTGACTTTGATAGATCATATGGGAGATGATCTAAGTGTAGTTAATGCAGCTAGAGTTTCCTTCGGTAAACGAGTTGAGTTGGATTTATCTCAATATGATGATGTTGAATATGAAGGATGCCTTACTCAAATTCCTATTTTACGAGATGGGGATGTTAAACTTATCAAATATCTTGCAAAACATAATCACTGGAGTCCGTTTGGACATACATCTTTACAATTTCATATTAAAGCACCAGTGTTTGTTGCAAGACAATTAGTTAAGCATCAAGTTGGATTGGTATGGAATGAAATATCACGGCGATATGTAAGTGATGAACCAGAGTTTTATACACCAGAGGTTTGGCGAGCATCAGCAGAAAATAAAAAACAAGGGTCTTCTGATGAAGAAATTGATATAAATCCTTCCAGTGGCAGTGGGCCTCAAATGGTTGATGATTATCAACAAGTGTTGAAAAATGCAAAATGGACATATGAAGAGCTTTTACGTTTAGGGGTATGTCCAGAACAAGCAAGAATGGTTTTGCCACAATCCATGATGACAGAATGGTATTGGAGTGGTACACTTTATGCATTTGCTAGTATTTGTAATCTACGATGTAAACCAGAAGTACAACTTGAAACTCAAATGATTGCAAAAGAAATTGATATGCAAGCTGGAAAATTATTTCCGGTGTCATGGGAGGCGTTACGAAATGAGTAATGAACGGAATCGAACAACTGTAGAAAAAATTATTATGTTAATGGAAGAAATTGCTGTTCTAGAAAGTAGATTTAAAGATCATGATACTGGAAATTTGAGAACGGCGGTAGATGTATTGAAAAATAGAGTACTTGAATTAAAAGGTAAAATTCGTGGTTAAAACATACATGTTGTTGTTGGCATTTACTATTACATCACCGGCCGGGGAAGTAAGAGATGAAAAAATCCATGTATTATCAAGACATTTTGATACGAAAATAGAATGTGTGGAGTTTGTTACGGATTGGAGAGAAACCATTAAAGATAGAGGGCTCTCATCTGTACAAAGTATGCTTGCAAAAGGATGGACGGTATCTTTAGATATGGTTGGTTGTAGTCAAAATCCATCTCAAGTAGTGGAAGGCCCCGCCCCAACCGATGTTGATTGGTGTGATCATGGGTAGAAACATTGTTTGACTCTGCTGTTTCATTAAATGACAATTATCTTGCACCAATGATTCCCCCTGTTACAAATGATATTGCTCTAGTAATAGGTAATGGTGAATCTAGATCATGGTTCAAGCCCTGTCATCAAACTATTATGGCTGGGGTGCAAACATGGGGCTGTAACGCAATTTATCGTGACGGTAAAGTAGATAATCTGGTTGCAACCGATGCCGCCATGCAGCAAGAGATATATAAATCAGGATATGTTACGGACAACACTTGTTTCTTTATGGATTGGAGTTTATTGCCGGGAGATGTTGGAGAAACATTCTTAATGGGATACGACATTCCAGAAGCACTTATACACAAGAATGAAAGAACCATAAAACCTTATATTGTAAGTGATCAAATCAAGATTAAACAGAGTTGCGTTATAAAAGGTAAAGACCCCATAACTATACAAGAGACAGTTGAAAATGCAATTAAAACGAACCCTAATTTAGATGTACCTGATTTTATTCAAAAAATGGAAAAGGATGTTGGTGTTTGGATTACATGGGTTGATGAAAAGGATAGCGTTATAAATTTTGATTTTCCGAAAGGGTGGTCTACCGGATGTTCTGCATTACATCTTGCTTGTCAGAATGAAGCAAAAGAAGTATATATGTTAGGCTTTGATTTAAGTGAATATAATAAACCTCTAAATAACGTCTATAAAGGAACGGATAATTATCTTCCAGCTAGTTCTAAAGGATTGAACCCTGTAAATTGGGTTAATCAAATGCAGACTACATTTGTGGAATTTGAAGATGTGACTTTCTATTGGGTGGATACACAATTAATAGAATATTTTAATTATCCCAACTTAAGGTACTTGACAAAAACCATGCTTTGTGATACACTACATATAATATAAATTTTAACATACGAAAACATACGATTACATAAGGAGATACATATGTCGTTAAATACACTTAAAAAACAAAACTCACTGTCCGATTTGCTTGGTGCAGCTGAGAAAGAAAACACTTCCCCAGATAAGAAATCATACGTTGATGAACGTCTGTGGAAACCGGAACTGGATAAAACGGGAAACGGTTATGCAGTTATTCGGTTTTTACCAGCGGTCAAGGGAGAAGATTTACCTTGGGCAAAGCTTTGGAATCATGCATTTCAAGGTCCGACTGGCCAATGGTATATTGAGAATTCTCTCACCACACTTGGACAGAAAGACCCTGTATCAGAGATGAACAGCGCATACTGGAACTCTGGTGTGGAGTCTGACAAGGAAATTGCTCGCCGTCAGAAGCGTAAGTTGCAATATCGTTCCAACATTTATGTTGTTACTGATTCTAGGCATCCAGAAAATGAGGGAAAGGTTTTCCTGTTCCGTTATGGTAAGAAAATCTTTGACAAAATTATGGAGGCTATGCAGCCTGCATTTGATGATGAAATTGCAGTCAACCCCTTTGATTTTTGGGAAGGTGCAAATTTCAAGCTGAAGATTCGTAAGGTAGATGGTTATTGGAACTATGATAAGTCAGAGTTTGAATCACCTTCTCCATTATTTGATAATGATGATAAACTTGAAAAGGTATGGAAGAAGCAGTATGCTCTTAAAGAGTTTACCGCTCCTACTAATTTCAAGTCTTATAGTGAATTGAAGAATCGTATGGATGCCGTTCTTGCTGGTACTACTGTTGTAGGTAATGTTGTTGATCTACCATTAGAACCATCCGAGCCGAACCCGTTTTCAGCCGATGTTGAGACTGTTACCGTAGATACGAAAGAGGAGCCTGCTCCTACCGTAGAGGTGGCAGAGGACGAAGAAGAAGACACAATATCATATTTCGAGAAACTTGCTGAGGAAGATAAATAATGAACAAGTTTTTAACTGCTGTATTTGCAGCAACACTATTTTCATCAACTGCATTAGCTGAGGTTACCATTGTTGCCAAGCCTGGTGAAAAAACTATTACCCTTGTTTGTTCTGATGATGTATTGCCTGGAACAGTTGTTTTAAGTAATCCGCCCAAGGTCAATTGCAAGGACTTTGGACTTGCAAAGACTTTGATTGGTACTGGTGTTACTATTGGGCCTGATGTTAATGTTGATCGAATTGCTAGAGCAGTACGTCGAGCGACACTTAAAGGTCAATCTCAGCCAGATCGTATTCTAAGGCGGCCATGGCTTACCGACAAACGTTTTGAACAGCCCCGTCAAAAACGTGGTGTGTGGCAACCTTTAGATGGGGTGAATGATAATACCAATCCAGAATTTGCTAAGAAATTTCCTGGCATTGCTCGTAATAGGGAATTCTTTATAAGTGGAACATCATCTTGCCGTGGCTGGGTTCCTGTACAAGATATTGTTAATGGTAAATGTCTAAATGGTAAGGTAAAAGTTGATTAAGACTAAATACTTTTAGATTTATTTATCGCGGCCCTGGGCAAAAACCCCTCTTTGAGAAATTGAAGAGGGGTTTTTAGTTAATCTATTCCATACCCATACCAGCTACTGCTAGAACCATAGGCCCGGGTTGTGTCTTCATTAATGAAGTTGATGTACTGGTTTCGTTACTAATATTTGTAGGCGCATTTACGTTGACACCACCACCAGCAGCAGCTGCTTGAGTTTGTCTTTTTAATGTTTCTATTTCTTCACGGAGACTTTTCATTTTTTCTCTGTCGGAAT